GCCAGGGTCGCCCGTGCCAGTGTGTGGCAAATGTTTTTGGTGTAAAGAAAGAGAATGGGGAGTAGCAAACAGTGACAAAGAGTAAAACCTTTTGTATGCATCCATTTACTGGATTAGCAACTAGAGAAGACGGAGCAATTAAAGTATGTTGTAGAAGTCTTCCTATTGGTAATATAAAAGATATGAGTCTCGAAGAAGCATGGAACTCTGACGCTATGAAAGAAGTGAGACGTCAAGTGCTTAACGGCGAAAGACCTGCTGTGTGCCAACCTTGTTTTGATTTAGAAGATCAAGGTGTACAAAGTTTAAGGCAAAGACACATTACAGATTCATCTCCAGAATCCAGAATTAATCTATATCCAAATGCATTAGATAGTTTAAGTGCTGACTACTCTATGCCTTTTGAATTACCAACTATGGAAATTAAAATAAACAATCTTTGTAACCTTAAGTGTAGGATGTGTAATCCTTTAGACAGTACGCAATGGAAAGATTGGAGTAGCATTGTATCGCATTACGAAAAAGAAGGAAACTATCTTGTAGATGCTGTTAAGAGTTTAGGATTGGAGAAAGCACCATACGTGGGATTATTTGAAGACAAGTTGCACTTTTGGGAAAACTTGGAAAAACTTTTGCCCTATTTCAAACGTGTTGAATTTGCAGGAGGTGAACCATTAATGGATCCTTCACACTACAAAATTTTAGACTTGCTGTCTAAAAATGGAAAAAACATTGAAATAAAATATGCAACCAACGGTACAACCTTAGGTATAAAGGGTGGAAGAACAGTGCATGAGTATTGGCCGAAGTTTAAAAGTGTTGCTGTAAATGTAAGTATCGATGGCTTGCACGACACATACGAATACATCCGTGGTAATGGTAAGTTTTCAGATGTAGAATATAACATAAAAGAAATGAAAAAGATACCCTCAGTAAGTCGTATTGTAGGTGCGTTCACTGTACAAGCAAATAATATTTTACAGATAGACAAAGTAATTGATTACTTTTTAAGAGATATGGAGATTGTGTTTTATAGTCATAGAGTAAATTACCCTAGAGCATTGTCGGCCCAAGTGCTTCCAGAAAAGTTAAAACAAGAAGTGGTTGTAAAATTAGAAAGTATGAAAGATAAAGTAAAAGACTACCCTATAATACAAAAACATCCTGTACTTGAAAAAATTACATTAAGACAAATACAAGACAATATAAATTTCTTACAGGCAAAAGACCTACATCAATATTGGGACGACTGCGTAGACTTTAATAGAAAATTAGATGAAACTAGAAAGCAAGGACCTTTTGAAAAAATAAATCCGGAGTTTGCCGAATATGTTTAGAGTTGAACATTTATATAAACACGTACAAGAAAGTGTTAAGGTAGAATGGAACCTAGGCAAAAGATGTAATTATGATTGCTCGTATTGTCCAGCAGAAATACATGACAACTTTAGTAAACACACTGATATAAAAATTTTAAAAAATGCAGTTGATGATTTAATAGGAAGTATGCCTGATCTAAGAACAAAAGTAAGAATAAGTTTTACAGGTGGAGAGCCATGTGTACATCCAAAATTTTTAGAACTTTTAGAATATGCAAGACCAAAAGTGAGTTGGTTGAACGTAACGACAAATGGAACAAGGACTCCAAAATACTACGCACATCTCTTAAACAATTTGGTAGACCATTTGGTATTCAGTTTACACTTTGAATACGATTACCAAAAGGTGGTGAAATCAATTTTAAGGGCCGCACAAGGGTCACAAAACAAAAATATACTTGTACACGTAATGATGCTTCCGGGCCGTTTAAACGACGTCAAAGACGTTTGTAGACGCCTTTCTGAGGAGCAAATAAAGTTTGCATTAAGACCAATACGTTGGACCAAAACACACGATATTTTTGAAGACATGAATCGATACAGTCCGGATGAATTGGAATTTTTAAAAATGGAAAACCATAATCCACCACACAATGTTTTAATAGACAATGGACCAAAAACTTGCAACGTAAATGATATGCTAATCGAAAAGACTAACCAATTTAAAAATTGGAAGTGCAATGCTGGATTAGAAAGTTTAATGATTAATTGGGACGGTGATGTGCATAGAGCAACTTGCAGAGTTGGTGGCAGTTTAGGAAACATTTATAAAGGCACTTTTCAAAAACCTACTGAGCCTATTGACTGCACTAGAGATTGGTGTACGTGTGCCGCGGATATAAACATAACAAAAGTTAAAAATGGAAGTTAGAAGAACAGGATATAAATTTGCAGAGTTCGATAAAGTTCTACAGATAGAATGGACTTTAGGAAATACTTGTAATTACAACTGTTCTTATTGTTTACCTGTGTTACACGATAATTCTTTTCCCTGGATAGATTTAGATAAAAGCATAAAATTTATTGATAGATTACATGAACATTATGATGACATGGGCATAGAAAATTACATATGGAAATTTGGAGGTGGTGAGCCTACGTTATATAAACATTTTGCTGATCTTTGTCAATATATAAACAGCAAACCAAACAATTTTATTATTCCCATCACTAATGGTAGTCGAAAAATGCAATGGTGGAAAGATAATTACAAAAATTTCTTCGCAGTGCATTTTAGTATACACCCTGAATACGTTGATACAAAACACATATTAGAAGTTTGTGACTATCTTATAGATGTTGGAGTAGATAGTATTTGCCATGTGATGATCAAACCAGATGAATTTGATAAATGTAAACGCATTATTGAAGACCTAAAAAACAGTAGGCACAAAAATTGGGGCATACAAGCCAAGCCTTTGCATCACATCTGGGAAACAGACACAGCAGATGAAAGAGATCTATATCCCTACAATTCTGATCAAAAAGAAATTTTTAACAAAGTTATTAGACCACAAGAGCGGGTAAGCAAAAGAGTGGCAACTAAATTAAACAGAGATATGTATATGTACGTTGCAGAAACAAATGATAAAGGCGAGAGATTATTGTCTAGAAGGGACTTCGATCCTTATTGGGCAGTCACTAACGGTGTGACTGATTGGCGTCATTATCAGTGTAGAGCAGGTATCAACAGGATTTATATTAACTATGACAAAAGAGTATATCTTGGAGCAGGTTGTAGAGTTGAACTAGGCAACTTTACAGGATTGAAGTATGATGATCCAACCTTAGTGTTTCCAGTGAATAGTACATTTTGTACACAAGAAAGGTGCGTATGTATAGCGGACGTTCAAGTGCCAAAAGGACGATAGGTTTCTTTGGCGACAGTTTTGTAACACATCCACGTAAACGTAATTGGATGGGTAAACTTGCCGACAAGTATGATGCAAAAATTGTTAATGTTGGAGTAAGTGGTTCTAGTTATTGGAACACCATGATACATTTCAAACAAAACTTCCATAAGTTTGTAAACCTTGATTACATAGTGTTTGCATGGACAGATCCTTTTAGAATATATCATAGCACAGGAGACATCACTCCACCTAGTGCTTATGCTCATAGAAGTAAAAAACACAAAGCGGCAAGGCAGTACTACGAACATCTAATAGAATGGGATAAAGAAAGATTAAATTTTCAAACAGCGGCATATTGGCTGGACAATGAATATCTTGCAAAATGCAAAGGTAAAATAATTCACTTGTGGAGTTTTGGTGATACAAAGGTCGAACCTTGGTCCAAAGCAGAATTAAAGGATATAAGTTTCTTATATAGGTGGCGCAACGGTACAGAGGTCAGGACACCATTATATTATGTAAGTTGTAGAACTGACCCTATCAGTGGTTGGTGTGAAAATAATTTGCCTTGGTTACAAAATATTTTAAAGTTTAGATTGAATCATATGGGTAGTGATGGAAGTAAAAAAGTATTACAACTTATAGAAGATGCGACAACTCCGGAAACACTTGCTTGGCGTCAACCTTCCTTATAGCATCTAATTTATTTACATACTCTTTAAAACCAGGCAACAAGTATGAATTGTCTTGTGCGTTCATATGCTTTACAACTGCGTCCCATCTTTTCCAACCATAAGGATTGTGCTTCCAATAATCATCGTCCTGTCTATAATTATCCCAAAGCCAACCTTTAAATTCTTTAAAACGTTCTTCTACTTCCTGCTTGTCTTCTTTGGGTAATATTTGTATGCTTAAAAAAGTTGGAATATACAACAAGTGCATATTTACAAGACCACCACCCATTTGAATATCACCTGGCACAGTGCCTAAATTTAGTTTTTTAAACTTACTTTCTACTTTCCATTTCATGAAATCTGGCAAGTGCTTTACATTGAATATTTGTATTGCTGTTGCTAAACTTGTTTGAATATTGTCTGGAGTTTCGTCAAGCATACGCAAGTTCTTTTCCACTGTATCCCAGTCAGTTGGAAATCTAATATACTCGTCACGTTTTTCTATTGCGTCCATGCTAATTGCAAATTTTACTTTTTTAAATTTGCTCCACAATTCTATTAAGTCTTTGTCAACTAATATACCATTTGAATTGTATCTCAATAAAATTTTGTCTTGATATCCTTGTCTAATAATTTCTTCAATAAATTTTTTGTGTTCTTTGATCATAAGCGGTTCACCACCTGCAAAATAAACTTGTTTTAAATTAGGAATTTGCCTGTACATTTCTTCCCAAAACTCTGGCTTTTCATACCAGAAGTTATTAAATTCTTTTTTACCCCATTGCAACTGATCTTTTACGTGTTTATTTTCTAGTTGTGGCATTAGTGTTTGCCAATCTTTCACCCACTTACTACTGTCATGTGGCGAACACATCACACATTTTATATTGCAAGTGTGACCTAGACGTAAATCCAAATACACTAATTCTTCAGGCACAGTGCCATCTTCTTTTGTTTGTCTAATTAATTCGTGAATATCTACACCATCTTTGTGCCATGTACCAGTTTCCCAAATACGTTTACTTACAACGCCTACTTTTTCTTCTTGGAAACATTTATTACAACTTGCAGGTATTTGACCTTTAAGCATAGTTGTTCTTACACTTTTCATATAATCATTGTTCCAAGCACTCATTGGAGTATCTTTTCCAAAGTTTGCAGGTGTGCCGTCTTCTTTTTTGATTATTCCGACTTCATGATCTTTCCCAGCACCACTGGCATTTGCAGAGCAACATAAACGCATATCGCCGTTAGGTCTTGTAGCAAAATGTATCCAAGGCAAAATACAAAAAGTATTACTGCCAGAGACTTTTGCAAGTTCTCTTTGCCACTTGCCTAGTTGTGAATCTTCTGGATTAAACCAGTACTCATTGCTGTCCGTCATCTTCGTCCGTTTCTTTTTTCCATTCTTTACCAAACCTCCAAAGAGGTGCTCTTAAATCATCTATATCGCATTCAGTAAATTTACTTACCGGTCCTGCGTGAATTGGATAATCAACAAAACCGTCCCATGCGTGTACTGATACAATTAAATTAATTTTATCATATTTTTCATTGAGATATCTTATTAGTTGATTTTCTTTGTAAACTCTATGCTTTGTGCCAATAAATGGCGCAGTTGGTTCGTACGCAAAAATATTGCTTACGTGAAATATTGTATTAGGTTGATTTTTAAATTTAAGATTGAAATCATTTAAAAGATCACATTCTACAAATTTAAATTTTACAGAATCTTTGTATCTAGTAAAATTTTTAACTTTGCTCATGTAGTCTGCTATATCCATTTTGCTATCAATCCAATCATTTGTTTTGTGTTTGTTAACGCCTTTCAAAAATCTATGATAATCTCCTCCCTCAAAATTTTCTATTGTTTGTTGCATATAATAAAGTGCATTTGGATTGTAATCATAAAATATAACCTCAGTCTTGCCTTCATCTAAAATGCCGTATTTGTCCAAGTAACTTACCCAATTGAATCCGCTGGCAGGCATTATTAATTGATTAATTGGACCTTTCATCGGAACATCTAATACTTCTTCTGTGTTTATCGGATAGAACAATCTACTTGCACTTAAATTGTATTTGTGATATATGTGTTTGCTGTTATCCATAAAATCTGTTTCGTGCGGAGCGTAATAACATCTTTTCGAATGTCTAATATCCTCATCAAACACAATTATATTTTCACCATTGTCCAATGCAGTTCTTATTAAATTCCAACCATGCCATTTTTCTTTGTATTGCTTTGGAGTATCTCCAGGCTTTATCCATAGTGGAGTATAATCGTCGTGGAAATTTTCATCACTACGTATAGGTTCGTTATCCATGTGTTCGGCATTTGGCTCTGCATCTCCTACATCAGGACATTCTAGTTCTTTGTATTTTTTTAAATTAACCACATAGCATTGTTCATGAAGTTCGTAATATCCTTCTTTTCTATCTAAAACGTGACCTGCTATAAAGAAATCCTTTTTAATTAATTCATGTAAATGTTCAAAAAATTTACCGCCCTCAAACTCTGTGTCAGGAGTGTATACCACAGCATAATCATATTTTTCCACTGCCTGTTGTAAACTTGTCGTTTCACTTATTGCAATCCAACAATCATATCCATTGCTGGTAATATTTGTTATGCCATATTCAGCAATATTCATTATTGTTTCTTTTGTTGCATTATTTTTAATTAAATGAAAATTTGTGCTACAAATAAAAATAATATTCTTGTGTTTTAAATTAGATGCTTCAAATACGAATGCCATTCTTTTTTAAACTCCTATCTAATAATTCATTAAATTCGTCTCTTTTGTTTCCAATGTGTGCCTGTGCTATCATATGAATTCTTGAAGAATTAGAATTATTTTGTACCCTATGCTTCTTCAGAATATTAATTAGATACACTTTTCCATTGCGCCATGGAACAAGTCCATGGTCTTTTACTTCCATATAGCATAGTGCAGGATTAACCAACGCAACATTTATTGGAATAAGATAATCACATAGATCTTCTGGTAATTCATTTTTAGGATGATCGTCATGCCATTCTATTTGTCCATGTGCTTCCAGTTTCATAAATCTTACTCTGCTATATTTTTCCGCAGGAAATTGTTTCCAAAATTTTGTTGCCATTGGTGCATTATTTGTAAGTGCTGTCCAATCATAAGGCGCATTCAATTCATCTGTAAATCCGTATTGTCCAGCAACCTCAGTAAGTTCTATTCCTAGTCCATGTAAACAACAACTGCTCCAACCTTTGTTGCCATACTCATCACTTCTGTGTGGCACATAGTAAGGATCTACTGAATTTAATTCTTGACTATCTATAAATGGTTTGAAATCAATATCTAATTCAAGCCAAGGCAAAGTGCCGTCTTTAAATTTATTAAAGACCTTTGTGGCTGTATCTAAGCCTATGTTATGATACTCTTCTATGTCTTTGTTGCTCATAATCATTATATTAATCCTGCTCTTTTTCTTCTAATTTGATCTGCCATGTCATGATTTACGTCTCTATGTCCTTCTTCATCTTTACGGACTGCTATTACAACATCTCTTAACGTTGCGTTTTTGTCAAGATTGTAATAATCAATAGCAATTTTAGGTGCTTTTATATTTTCTGTTCTACCTTCATCTATTTCTTTTAAATATTCTGTATAACTTATACAGGCTTGTTCTTCAAAATATCCTACCATCCTGTGGGCACATTGCGGAAAAAATATGTACAAGAACATATAGAAGTGCCAGAAAATAAATTGTGCTGTGATAATCATCCAACGTTCAAACCAATTTGGCTTTGCAATCCTAATAAAAATCATTAGATGCATACGTTCATTTTCCGCTTCTGCTAATAAAGTTTTAATCCAACCTCTGTCATCTGGTTTCATTTTACGTAAACTTCTTAAATGATTCCACATACCTGCGACCATGCCAGGCACGCCTGCAACAGTTTCTAAAACAACGGCCCTGTGTCCATAACGTTTTTTGAAAAACGTATCTGCAATCCAACGCAAGAACATTGTTATTTTATAAGCAACCTTATCTGAAAAATTTACTGGTGCTTTCATTTTTTGTGTCCTATTATCATGAATCTGTTATATTTTTCTGTTGGCATAGTAGCCGCGATATCAACATTTAATTTACAATCTTGTTGGAATTCTTCCAAAGTTTGTTTGCAATTTACGTGTTCTTTATGACTAAAATAGTCATTGCTTTGCAATACTATTCTTTTCTTTGAAGGTAATTTGTCTAACCATTCGTTGTATTGTTCACTTGTCATATGTTCACACACCGTATTGATTATTAAATTGTGTTTGCCATAATCTTCGTAAGTCAACATATCAGAAGTGATTGCTTTAAATCTTCCATCCATTTCATAATCTTTATTCATAGTATATGCTATTTCCTCACAATTTTTATCTATGTCCATGCTTACTATTCTTGTGATGTCCAATCTACTATTAAACAAAAGAGTTGCAAGTACTCCATTCCAACCACCGCACACTAATATATTGTATGGCAAATTTTGATGATATTTCTCTAAATGATCTATCAACCAAACTTTGCTGTTGATTTGACCTTTCCAGAAACTCTCAAGGGTACGATATCTATCATCAGACTGTCTGATTGCATCCATCCAAAACAAAACATCTTTAATATTAATTTTCAAATTGTGCTCCTAGTTTATCAAATTCTCCACACTGCCTACTGCATTCACGCAAAGGCGTTATTTCCCAAGTGTTTTCTATGTCTTGAAAAAAGTTACTGTCGAATATTTCTTTTAATGACTCTTTATACAGATTAGGAAACTTGTTAATTTTTTTCATATAATCCATCCTTGATGGTTGTGTAGGTGGCATCCATTCCACGTCTAGCCAACAACATGGAGATACATTTCCACAAGCACTTACATAAATCTGATTGTATTTCTTTGCTTTGCAAATTATATTTGGTTTGACATTTTTACTTGCTTCTTGCATCATTGGAATCATTGCTTTACTTTTTTCCGATGGTCTTAATTTGTGTAACGGATTACCTTTTTCATCTATAACTTGAAAATGATCATCTTTAAATCTTGTAGTATTTTTTGTTGTAAACATCTTAAAACCTAATTCTTCTGACATTT